TTTCGGCAGCACTAAGTGCCTTACCGGCTGCCATATATAGAGCCCAGATACCTTTAGCACGGAGCGATAGTTTAGAATCCAGCAATGGTGCGGGATCAATCATCTAGCCCTCCTAGATATTTATAGTGGCGGTACTCGCCTTGGTACTCCACGCATTACACGTGGGTCATTTACTTCAAGCAAAGTCCGTACAAGCATAGTACACGTCATTCCTAAAAATGACGCACCTAGTGCTGTAAAGATAATGCGTCCCCAAGTATGGTCCATAATGAAATAGGATGCAACTAGGGATAGTGAAAGGGCCAAAAGACCCCGCCATTTTCCTAATGGTATAAGCAATTCTTCTACAGCAGTAAGTATAAATGCTGTAGATAATGATGCAATAAGTAATTCGGTCATACTCTTACTATACACCTTTTACAATGCTGAGCAAATTACGTCATCAATATATACGCAGTTATCTGCAGTATTTGTAGAATAACTTGACGTAGGAGTAAACGAAACTTTTATTACAGCATAGTAGGCATTAGATGGAGATGTGTATTTTCCTCCAAGAAACGCCCAACGACCTTCAGCGTTTCTAGATGCGGTAGATCCTAAGTGTACATTGTTAGTTTGAATTAGTGTGCCCATTGCACTATCTGTGTACCAAGATATATCTAGACTTGTAATTCCAGGACGTTGGGTTAACGAAGAGGATGTTGGCGCATATAGGTTTGCAGCAAATTGGTATAGCGTTAATGGATTTACGTTAAACCCTGCTGAAGCTCCAATAGCGTTGGCATCAACTCTATTAGTTGCAACAAGCCAAGACGTACTATTAGCTCCTACTACTGACCCTTGGCTTCCTGATGAAACGTATCTAGTAATCGTATTATTTGTTAGGCCAGTCCAACCATACAAGTTGTTTTCAAAAGAGTATGAGGGAACTAGTGAAGACATTTCTTCATTTTTAGGTTCTGCCGGCGCACCTTTAGTCAAGGTATAAGTACTACCAAGTGGTAAGTAATTAACAATAGTCTTTAATAACCGAGCATATTTATAATCAATATTTGGCCAGTAGTAACTTCTACCTACACTGCTCATAATTGAATTAGTAGCGTATTGAGTTCCTGTATTAGTAATAGTAACGTAAGAGTTTGAAGCTATTGTTGGAGCAGTCCAAAGGTTAGTAGGGACTCCCGAGTTTAAAATAGTAAAGTTATTAGTACTATCTACAGTAAGTATATCTGCAGAGGTTGCATTGTACCCCGTTGGAGTAATGTTAGTTATTGTAACTTTATCTCCAAGAGATAACCCATGGTACAGACTTGTAGTGTATTGAGTACGACTATCGTCTCTAAGAAATACTGAATCTAAGTATAGAGTTGTAGTTGATGCTCCCACGGTGTAGGTAAACGAAAGACATGCGTAATATGCTCCCGTTGGAGCAGTAGCTGTAACTGTTGGTACAATCCATGGACGAAAACCTGCAGACGTCCAACTTGTTGTTACGTTTTGTGAAAGAGTAACAGACGAACTAGCAACTGCAGTAACATAGGTACCTTCAGGAATATACCCCGGTTTGGTTACCCCATTACCTACAAATACGTTACCAAATGCACCTGCTGATCCAGTAATAACATTAGATCCCATAGTACCTACACCAGTTGCACTTGTTGCTGCTGTCCTAGTAAATGAAGATCCCGCACTACTTGATATGTAAGATCCGCTAGCGCTATACCAGTTAATAACTGCTTGTAAGTTAGTAATCGCTGAGCCAGCACCAAATGCAAAATGTCCCCAAGCAGTGTATGAACGACCATCAACAACTGTACTAAAATAATTGGAAGTAGGAGCTTGTACTGGAATAGTTACTGCGGCTGCTGCGGATGCTGTTAGAGACAGTGATTGACCTGCAGTAAAATAAACAGAAGTAGTATTAGTTCTTGTAACATTTACAGGAGTACCTAAGACAGTATTAGTATTATTAGCGCCATCAAATGCATTTGCGTAGGGTATGTATTTTGAAACTGCAGTAATGTTATTAGCAGTTGGGCTTATACCATTAGGTAAAGAAGTTAAATCAGATTGAGTGTTTATAAAGGTAGTTGGGTAACTTCCTAACTCAACTTGAGCTCCATCAATATAAGCATTAGTTCCACTTGGTCCTTGCGGGGCAAAGCTAAGTGTAAGAGTTCCGCTAGGGTAAAGGCTAGTAGTTTTATCTAAAACAGCAGTAACATGCACTCGGTACCAAGATCCCACAGATGCTGCTGCAGGAAGAGTAAATGAGTTAGAAGTAACCTTGCCAGAACTGTTATCGGTAATGCTTGCAGTAACAACCATTGCGTAAGAACCGCTGGTATGTGCAACATACGCAGATCCAGTTATACGCTCTCCCCCTACAGGGAATGCAGCAGTTGTTGATGTAGAAACTTTAGATGGATATCTAAAAGTAGTTGATACTTTATACGTTCCAGGGGTAGTAGCATTTATTTCTCCCCTGTATGACGTTCCTGACGTTACAAATTTAGGTAAAGGATTTGTACTACCTACAGTAAAACTATCTATACCACTAGAAGTAGGGTCTATATACCAACTAGATGTTGAACCAGTTTCAAAACTAGGGTTGTAAAGGAAGTTACTACGTGCTTTAGTTTCCCAAGCAGTATCCCCAACAGGAATAAGATCATCAGAAATAATAGAAGCAACAGTTCCACCAACAGGAATTGTAGATGCCGGAATAATTCCGCCATTACCTTGAAAATAGGTATTAACTGTTGAAGACTCTTCAAGCAAAGCGCAGTCTAAGTACCAAACTTCGGAATCTGCAGATGCTGTAAATTCAACAGAAACCATTGCAGATGCAAAACCATTAAACTTTATAAAGTCTGGTGCCGTACCGGTAACTGAAATTCTTGTCCAACTACTAGAGTTAACCACAAAGTTTGAAGAAGATACTTTTTTAGTAACTGTTGGTCTATACCTGTCTTGAACGTTAGAAGAAGTTGCAATACTTGTTTGATCATCAATGCTTTGAGGCATATCCCATTCAATATTAGCAGTAGCTGTAATACCATTTGCTGGGCCAAGTACATAAATACTAAATGTGTAATCTTTACCCGGTTTTAAATTTCTAATCCAGTTTGTGTAAACCGAGCTTGATCCAGATGCGGTAGACGTAAATACACAGGTGTTAGTACTGCCTGCCATAAGAGTAGATATTGGAGAAGTATCAGAAAGTAATGAGCCATTTTTAGCATTCCAAAAACCAACGCTATCTTCAAACCCAGGGTTACTGATAAGGTTTGTACGGTAGCCATCTAGATTTATATTTATATTTTTAGCATCTTCATAAATAGCATCTCCCGATCCAAACTCTTTATTACCAATAAATCCAGGGTATGTAGAAAACATAAAATTATCAAAATATATAGTATCCGTAGCCACCATATATGTAGTAACAATTTTAATGCCAGCGTACATAGCTTTTGTAGGTGCAAAAATAGATGTGTATGAACTAGATGATTCAAACTTTGTCCAAGAAGTTGGAGTAATTGCTGTTCCATTAACAGTGCTTAATAGGTTTCCCAAAGCATCAAACCATTGAATCTGAGCTTGAACTGTAATGGTTGAAGTACTGCCAGATTTAATTAATGCCCAACCAGAAAATAGATATGGAGTTCCAGGACTTACAACCACAGTCTTTGTTGTTATATCATTTACAGACGATGATCCATAGGAAAGAATAAACGGATTACCAATAGTTGCAGTTCCAGAAGTAATAGATGCCTTTATTTCAGCAGTAGACGAAACAGTACCAGTAGCAGCAGGTACAGTGATTGGAAAAGTGTTAGTAGTTACAGCTGGAGTAGCCGGTATAACAAAAACCCCATTAAAGTTAGCTACGGTAGCTCCACTAATAGTGACGGTATTCCCCGCAACTAAGCCATGACTTGTAGCTGTAACAGTTGCATAAGTATTAGTTGTTCCACTATGTGCAATAGATCCTGAGAAATATTCGTCTATTGTATTAGTAACTGTAAATTTTGTAGAGCTAATAACACTAGCTACAGTAAACGCAACGTTAAACTGAGTTGGGTAGACTCCTGTAATAGAGCCAGAATCACCAACTACAAAACCATGAGCAGTAGCTGTAGTAATTGTCCAAGTAGTTGCTGGAACAGTAGATGAAGTACCGTCAGTTGTAAGAGAAGAAATAGTAATGGCATTTTTAGTTAGTATGCCATAGCCATCTGACAGGTACGATCCCGAAAGACCAAGTGTAGGTGCAGTAATTGAGTTTGCCGCACGACTTCCAGCTGTAAATCCACTAGTTCCAGTTTTTGCCCAAGTACCTACAGATCCTTCAAAAGAGGACTGCAAATAGTCGAGCATCAAGTTTCTGCCAATAGAAATCATTGGTTTAAAATGGGTTAGGGATTTTACATACCCTCTAACTCCTAGATAAGTACCTTTTAAAGAGTTAATGAGATGGCCATTTCGGTACAAAGACCGATGAAAACTATCTCCTAGCTTAGGCTCATAAGTAAAGCCCAAAGAGACAACTGTGGATGGCAGTAGTTCTTTAGGAAATTTTCTGTAATCAGATAAAGAATTAAGAGCGCTTGCTTGGGCTCTTAATTTATCGTAGTAAAAAGCAAATGCTCCTACAAAGTTATAAAGATCAGTGTTTGTATCAGGATTTCCCAAAGATTCTAACGCATTGCTAGTCCAAGCCCCGGGAAGAAGCTCTAAAATTCTTAAAGTTGTATCATCTGCAGAGGTATCTACAATGACTGCGTCAGCAGCACCTAAAAGCTTCCAGGTAGCATTAGTTTGATTAACTCCAATTAATCCCCAAAAAGAGTATGTAATAATAGAGCTTGATGGGAAAAGACTATCTATATCTGTGTATTTACCGTCAATAATTCTTTTACCCGCATATGGAGCAGTATCAACATATGAGGTTACTAATTGCCCTTGATTAGGGTAATCTGGCGCACCACCAACAGTTTTAATTATTTTCCATGCGTAAACTATGTCCGCATCATTTACAGAAGTAACATTCCAAGAAAGTTTTACAGTTCTGTAATCAATAGTATCTGCAGTAAATCCAATGTTGTAAGCAATTGATTTTGAATCACCGTAGAGGGATAAACCATATATTCCACTGCCATATAGGCTCATTTGTTATACCTTCTAGTAATTAATTATTATCAGTTTCAACAATGTGCTGATGGAATTCTCCAGACAGCTTTGCTACATCCTGACTTATATTGTACACTCTTTTTTCAATATTATCGACCTTGCTTGACATTTCATTCACAGCTTGTCGTAATCCACCACCATTTGGTCCAAACTGGTGCTGAATAAATTCAAGTTTTTCTTTCATAATCTCAATATTTAAATGAGATTCCGTATCTTTTTTGTCCATTTTTCGCCAAATTCCCCATACTGCGGCAATTGAGGCAAAAATTACTGATCCGACTTGAGCTACTGCTGCTGCTGAATTAATATCCATTAGTTACATCCCAGCCAACAAAAACGGATGTGGAGTAAATCCTCCATAACCAATAAGGCCTTGCTCTAAATTTTTTAATCTTGCAGATAGGCTAGGCCATGTGTAGCTACCACTAAACCCGCTTGAATATGTAGCTGAAGTCCAGTCACTAATTTGTGGATTAACGCCCAAGGTAGATTCAATATTTGTTACTTCATCTTGAAGGCCGTTTACGTGTGCAGCAAGAATTGTTTCTGTAAAATCTACGTGATTTGTAAAGGTTACTAACGATCCAGGGTATGAGGCCATAATATCTCCTTAAAAGGCTACTCTGTATATACTTACTTACTTTTGTAAATAAATCTTTTTAAACTTACGAAATTCCGCCGGACATAACAATTGTTGTGTAGGTACTTGTCAAGCTAGGAATTTCTGAAGTTGCAATTGGAATATCTGCCGGAGAACTAGTAAAGAAAGTTCCTGTACCTGAAACTGCAGCAGTATTGGCATTTGTAAGGTTAATAGTTGTTCCTGAAACACTTGAAATTTTAGTTCCGGCAGCAATACCAGTTCCATATACCAATTGTCCAGCTACAAGACCTGTGTTACTTCCGACTGTGATTGTGCTAAGACCGGATGCTCCCGTGATACTAGTAGTTTGGTATCCGCTAGAAATTTTTCCTAATCCATTAATAATTACGTTAGATACAGCTGGATGCCTCATGATGTCATATGTAATAGCTGACATAACTACATCTTCACCAAAAGCGTACCCATTGTATGAAAATAGGCCAGTAACATTATTTAGGAGTATGTTACCAATATCTAGCTGAGTACTAGATTGTGAGAACCCATCTTTAATGTATACCGTGATATGCAAGTAAATAGGTACATAAGTTGGTGGATTAATATTAAGAGTTGTATTAACCGGGCATCGAGTACCTATAAAACTTTGAACGGCAGCCCTAATAGGGTTAAAGATAGTAGTTAATTCATTACCAGAACTATCCCTGCCCGGAGTAGCAGAGCCATCATTTAAGGGCTGTACATAAAGATTTACTGAAGTGTAGACGCTAGAAGTTGCCGCAGCTCGACCAACACGAGGAAGTAAAACACAAAGGTCTTCATAGTCTTTTAAAGTTACAGCACGGTTTTTAGTCTTTAAAGCTTTACGAACATTGTTTCGAATACCGTAATAAGGAGCCTGCATATCACCATTAGTTCCCCCAATTGCATCGCTAACTGGAGTTACAGTGGCTAAAGCAGATACGCCAGATAAAGAAGTTCCAGGTATGTACGTAACGCTTAGTGCGCTAGTCCCATCTGCATTTTTTAAAGCAGGACTAGTTAAAGAAATATTTCCATAAGAGCCAATACTTACTCGATAAAGGGCGCTTACAGGAGTACCTACTTCAGGAATCTTTCCATTAACACCATCACCAAATAGCACAGACAAAGTAGTGTCTGCATTTATTCGAGTTGTAAATACTCTATCCAATGGGCCGTATTCCGCAATATTTGATACATAGGTCCATTTTGTAAATGACGAGCTTTGACCTGTGTAAACAGATACTGAAAGATCAACAATTCCAGTTTCGGGAAGAACTAGCTCTTCGTAAGCATACCCAGATGCAGTGCCTAAAGTTACTGGAAGAGGCAAGTTATTTGTATCTAATCCGGCACTTGAGAGAGTGTTTGAAACATACCCTTCAAATGCAGTAACTGTTGCAGAAGCGCCATTTGCTAAAGATGTAATAGGAGCAGAAGTTTCAAAGTAGACTTCACTAAAAATATCAGTATCTATATGGCCGCGAACTTGAGTTCCAGTAGGAAGGGTTAAAGTAGATCCGCTAGTATTTGTAAAAGTTAGGGAAATGTAAGCAGGAGAAGGCCCAGAAACATGGTAGCCAGAAACCTCAGCAAAATTAAGAATATTCTGAAGTTGTGTTGCAGATTGCAAAGATCCTTCATTTGCAGCACGATCCATGTAATAAGACAAATTATCGCCTAAGTAGGCAAATGCTTCTACAAGAGCAAGAGTAAAATCAGATTCTTCATTTGCTTGCCATTCAGGAATACGATTCTGAACAACTTTTACAAGATCATCTTTAAGAGTTAAATAATCTCTTGAAGTATAATCAATTTGTGGAATTTTCATTCTGTTCTCCCATATTTTTGTCCATTAGCTAAGAAAGTAGATGACAAGATGTTAAGGCTGCTAGGTGTTCCGTCTGGAAGAGATATCAACACTGTAACGTTTGTTCCTGTTTCTATAGGTGAAGTTAAATCAACTAATACATCTTGAATTTTAATGTAAGGAAGTGAATACGCAATTGCTCTTACAATTGCTTCACCTACTGAAGCGTACATATCATCCATTGTCTCATAAAGACTTCTGGCAATATCTACGCCGTATTCTGGCATCATTGGTCGCTGGTATACAACCGTAGAAAGAAGAGTTAATACTCTATCCTCATAAATTTTTATTGAATCAGTGGTAGAAACAATCTTTCCAAGCTTGTCAATTTCAAAAGGAAAACGAATAGCTTTCACGGTTGATCTCCCAATTTTTTGACAAAGTATGCTTTTCTAAGTGTACCTGAACTCATAATAAGTGTAATCCCTAATCTATATCGGAGTTACAGTAAGAATTCCCACCCATACGGGATAACTAGTATCACCAGATTCAAAACTAACCCATACTCTATCCCCAACTAATGGAATAGAAATTGTCCCAGAAAATGGTGGTAAGCATGGC